AGCTTTCCTATCTTTAAGACGTTGTTCATCCTTTGACAATTGTTCGTAAGCTCCATTAATCTGTGCAATTTCTTTCTTTTGTTGCGTTGTTATTTCATCGAAAATATCTCGCGCAGTTTTTGCATCCTTCGAAACTTCAATTTCTTTGCCATATGCTTTTTCTAGCCAAATGCTATGTTGAGAAACAAGCTCTCCTGTTGCAAGATCAATGACTTTTATTCCTCCTTCTGCTTGAATCATAAAGACTGCAAACCGATTTCCTGTTTTCTGAAAATACGTTTTCCAGGATTCTTTTTTCCTTTCTTTCGAGTTACGCAGAGCTTCATACTCATCCTGAACAGGTTTTTTGTCATGATTTGCAACAACAGATGGAGTATATGCAACTTTCCATTTCGTCTTTTTTAGCTCCAGGAAATAGCTCACATGCTCATGAGCAATTTTATAATCGATGTCCCAGGACGTCTCATTCCAGACTTCTTTCCTCATCAAGAAAAAGTTCAAGACAAGATCTGAAAAATGGAATGGAATTCCCTTGGCTTCATGCCAGCCAATTCCTCGAATCTCTTTTAAAATGTACCCACTGTCAAAGAGCTCAAGATCATATTCATAATTCCATCGCTGCCCTCGAGTTATGAGCTGTCCAGAAATGATCCCGATTTTTGGACGTGCATCAAGGATTGTTTTCCAGTTTTCAAGCTTTGTTTCTTCTGTGAATATGAAATCATCATCACAGATCATGATGTATTTCTCTTTCACAACCGAACATCCTATGTTCCTGGACGCAGAAAGCCCTACATCCCAAGGAACTCTGAGATAATTGATGTTATGTTTGAACATATAGGCTTCTTTATGGCGAGAAGTCTTTCCTTGATCCACAACGTAAATGCTTATATCTGGATAAAATTTCCTTATGCTATTTAAGCATTCAATCAAGATGTGATCTCTGATAAAAGTCACAACGACAATCCCTACGTCTTTCATGATGCAGTGCCTCCTCTTTCTTCTATGCGTCTGAAAAAACCCTCTGATGCTGATACGGATTTTCGTGTTCCTTTATGCTTCCAGTTTGTCAAAAGGAAGTAGAGAGAGGCTGCTTTTTCTTGAGAAAGGTGATAATCCATGAGTGTTTCTTCTGGAAGTTTTTTATGTTCGATCCCAAAATAATCAAACATTTTTTTGATTTCTTTAGGGTCCCCAATCTTGTTAAAATCAATTTCAAAGCTCTTGTCCGCTTTTTGTTTGTAAAGATAATATCGCTGCCGGATTTCAAACCAATTATGGAGAATTTGTTCTGGAGCAGAGAGTCCTTTATGTAGTTGGATTTGATTATTTCCCCAATGAGGAGCGATAGTCTGATTCAAATCAAAATAAGGATATTTTCTTACATATGAAAGAAGAACATCAACAGGATTGCGTTCAATATAAATCATATAAAGAGGACGGAATTTCTCCTTGTATATCACGCGCTCAACGTATGATTTTATGAATATCGAATTTGACTCAAAATAGTTTCCATCATGAGAATCATTCAGGATCTGATCCATTTTCTGATTCAGGATCTCTCTTGTTGTTTTGTTTATTCCACATTTGTTATTGACTTCCCTCATGACCTGCTCCGCACAGCATGGACCGGGCTCATGGAAACTTGGATAGTCTGTGAATGTCTCAAAAACACGTGTCAAGACTTCTGTTCCACAGTTTCCAGTTGATGCACAGAATATATAAGCCATTTTATTTCCCTTGTGGCATCAGTGATTTCAATTTCACATAAAGAAACTTCTCATATTCAGGACTAAATTGATTATAAGCAGGACCAAGATACGGCTTTGCCCGGGCTCTTCCCATCCCGAATTCAACATATTTTCCATAAAAGACATTTGTTCCAATATCCGCGTATATATCGATCGGATAAAGAACGAAAGTCATGCTTCTCCGGAGCCTTCCAGTAACTACCGATTCATTGTCTGTGAGATTTATTTTTGACTGATTTGCAATCTTCCTGGCTGTCTCTACTGTTGCGCCACGGAGCTCAATTGTCACTTTTTTAGTGAGTTTCCGGAGATCAACTTTCAACTCCTTTTCTCCTTCGTACTTCACAGTCATTTTTGTCATGCAATCATGTCCTTGTTTATAAAATCTATCCTCATCTCATCTCCAAGGGTCCTCATTGTTTTTATTCTGAGGAGCTGGAAATAGTTAATTTCATCAGTGTTAGGATTTATCCACTTAGCGCGATCTTTTTCTGTGATAGTTGGGTTTTTCAGATAAGCACAGAAAACTCTTCCATCAGATCTGACAGTCTGTTTTCCTGATTCAATTGCTTCATATCCTTGCTTAATGACAATCAGACAAGGAACGTCTGTATGGATTGGAGTCCAGGATTTTGATTTAGATCCTCCTCCAAGATCAACGGTTGAGAATCGTTCGATTGTGATTTTATGTCTGAAAGTATCTCGCATTTCACCATCTCTCTCTTCCTGTTGTCCTGAATGAAACTCGTCTCCGGATGTATCTGGCCAGGATCTGATCAACTTTCATTATTCCTGTATGTATGACTCTTGGATTCTGATAATTGATATCACCTCCAATTGACAGAGATCCTTCTCTCCAATGATCATAGAGAGTTGTATCAAAACGATCCTCAATCATCATTTTGCAAGCTTTTCTGACTTCAGACGGGCAGATGCTCCAGCCTTTTGTCCCAACAATATTGATATTCTGCAATCCTTTTGGGAAAAGTACCGTTGTTTCCAGCGTCTTTAATAGATGCCGGTATTCAGCAAGAGATCCAATTGCCGTTGATGTGTCCAGATACACAGATCTCTTATTGAAGGTCCAGACATCTGAATCAATAGAAACATCTGAAATGTTCAGAGCAGAGGCAGTCAGACAATCCTGGAGGAAATTGAAAAAGATTTGATCTTGTCCATTTCCATTGAGATTAATATCAAATGCTTTTGCATAGAAAAAATCTTTTGTTATTCGCTCAATATTTTCTTCTTCTTCTGCAACAATATCGTGCTTGTCATAAACTTCATAAGCTGTAGGAAAGTTGGAGACATCATCAAAAAGTCTCCTGATTGTGACTGCATTATCAGATCCTAGTGCATTTGTTGCGGCAAAATCTGCAATCTTATCTGGAACAATTTTTGTGGACCGGCAGAGGAGCCTTGCCGTCCATCCGGTCAAAGCATTTATAGCAGCAACAAGATCTGTCATCGTTGCCGTGCCAGTCAGATCAATTGTCTTATCCACTTCATTAATTGCCAGGGTCATTGTGTTATCTGACACTGCGATCGTGGCTGCTGTCGCTCCTATCAAATCACAATACGCAGAAATGGACGCAAGATCTGTCATTATATTTCCTGCATAACTGTCTGACATTGACTTGCTCCTTAATAAAGAAACAGAGGATGCAGAGACGGCTCCACATCCTCTGATAAATTCATCCGGTCTTTCTTTATCTGGCTTGAACAGCAAAAAGATAATCGAGACTCAACACTTTGGCAGCTTCTTCTCCATTCATGATAGCGAAGGACGGAGTAAGCTCTTCATCGTTGGCAAGATTTGTCGTGATATTCTGTGATGTATATTCTGTTCCATTTACAAACGGAGTGATTGTGCTGTAGCCGTCAAAATAGAATCCGAGTCTTATCCATGTGTCTGCAACAATGCTTGCGATTTCTTCTTTTTCTGTAGCTTCTCCATCCTTGATCGATACACAATCAAGGTATGCGTCTCCATCATCTTTTCTCCAGTAAACTCCATCACTCATTCCTGCAATCAGTGTTGTATCTGTGATGCAGAGTCCAAAAAGAAGGTCAACTTGTGTTTTTTCTGAGCATTTGAATTTGACTTCAAAATATGTGAATTTCGAGGTCAACAGCTTGAACGGTTCTCCTTTGAGCTGCGCTTGATAAGCATCATTGTCTCCCCCGGCATTTGTGACTTGCAGAACTCCTCCGCGAGTGTTCACCAGAGCAGCGGCAGCATCTCCATATCCGGCTTCAACTTTTGTGATATTCCAGTGATCTGTATCCCATATGAGAAAGTCTGCAATCTCTCCGTCAAACCGGATTGCATTCAGGAGCGAAAGATATTTAGCCCACTCTGAATATGGACTCCAAATTGTATCATCAAGAAGCTTGATGTCTCTTGTAATTCCCATTTTTATCCTCCTAAGATAGAAATGAGCTCTGTCTTTTTCAGCTTTAAAACTCCAGAGATCCCGAGAGAAAAAGCAATTTTCCGGAGAGCGTTCATCTTCATTGCAGCAATCTTCTTTCTTGAGAGCCTCTCTCCGTCATCTTGAACTAAATATGTCTTCTTATTTGCTTCTATAAAAGGCGCAGAGCCTGTAATTTCCGCAACAAAGGCGGAGTCCTCAATTTCTCGGACTTCTCCTCCATCGAGAAAAACATTTCCTTTGCTCGTTGGGATTATAATCTGCTGTCCGTAGTTACGGACTTCATTTGTCTCTTTGAGTTTCACAATAACTCCTCTTATCTGGTGAGATTCTTCACCAGGACACAGGCAGCGACATTCTCAATCTTTGTATCAACTCTCATTGAAACAAAGAAATAATTTGCTTCATCCGCAGCTTGCCGTTCAGCTTCAATTTTTATAGATCGTTGGATTCCGACAATAAGGTTGTTCTTCTGAGTGAGAAGCACGTCTGTGAGCTCTCCTGCTCCGAGCTTTCCATTCGTATCAAGAGTTATGGGAAAAAGAGGAACAGGAACTATAGGAATGTTTCCAAATCTGTTGAACTCTTTTCCTCCAACTATCGCAGCATCTCCTTGAACTGTGGATCTTGCTGACAGGGCTTCAACATAGTCTGAATCAACTAGATCTGAATTATAAAATCTCAGATTCTTGAGAGGAGCTTTATACTGTGACGGCATGTTTTTCTTTGTTTTTGCATATTTGAACTCCCAATTATATGGAGCTGCTGTATTCTGTGTAGCAATCTTTGAATCAACTGTAGAAAGATCAAAATCCGCTGCAGCATCCAGGATGGTTGCTGATCCAGAAACTGCATTCACATAAGTCTGTCCTGCTGCAGAGTGAGTGATTATATATCTCCATCCATCAAGAACTGATCGAGGATCATCCGCAGCAAATCCTCCGAGTGCATGAGTGTCTGCAATATAGAAGATCTCTTCAAGCTCATTTGCTGTTTTCCGGGCTACAATGCTCATTAAATGGTCTGTGAATTGATCCTCAGATTCTACATACTCATCTTCAAGATCATCATCTCTGATAACCACACAACCCCGGAATTTCTTGGTTGACAACGTGATCGAATCTGATCCAAATACTTTTTTGTAATCTGCTGCAGAGAATGTTACACCATTCTTCAAGAACCGGCCGCTTCCGAATCCAATAGCAGAGATGGTTTTCTCTGAGCGTTTCATACGGATTATCCGAGCACTGTTTTTCAGCACAGACTGATCAACTATATAGTCAATAAATCTCTCTGCATCTTCCGGCTGCAGTGTCAAACTTGGAAGAGTGATCAAAGCTTTTTCGATCCGTCTCTTTTTTAACAATGATTTGTTTGTTCGCATAATATTTTCTCCTTAAATTCACTGAAAATGTTTAGTCTTAAGGCCGTCCACCAATGACAAACCCCCATTTTTTCCCTTTCTTTGTTTCTTCTTTTCCAGCGTCCTCTTCGTCTTCGTCCTCTTCATCTTCAGTGAGTGATTGTTTGACACCACCGGCCTTCGCAATTTTATTGATTTTGTCATTTATGTTTTTGAGCTGCTTTTCAAGATCAGTTTCATCAGTCTTTTTTTCCTTTTCAGTTTTTGTTTCATCAGGATCGTTGTTTTCAATTGCTTTTGTCAGAGCTTCAACTGTCTTTGTAAGAGTTTCAATGTCTGCTTTCTCGGTTGCTTTTGGGACAAGTCCTTGCAGTGCTTTTACTGCTTCAGGAACATCTTTCAGTTTTGAAATTGCTGATTTGATGATTGTAACTGTTGATTTTGACAGCTTTGCACCGGCCTTTTTGACATCTTCATCATCATTTGAATCTTCCTTTTTCTCAGTTTTTCCTGCTTCAGAGATTGCAATCTTTGCCAGATTCACAATGTCTGCTTTTTGAGCATCCGGGAAATCATCTGAATATTCAGACAGAGATTCAAGCGAGTCGCTGATAGCCTTGGCGATATCTTTGTCAATGTTCTCCTCAGATTTTTCCAGAATCTTGAATTCTTTTTCATCAACGAGATCCTCGTCATCTCCGAGAAATGATTTGAAAAGTTTTGTAAGTTTCATAATTTTGTCTCCATTAAATACGATCTTTGAATTGGAACTTATTAGATTTGTTCCACACTGAGGACAATCTTCGCTCGCGCTTTTCAAAAAGCCGATAAGAGTTTCCTCATGATCACAGGAAGAACAGATAATCCTTCCTTTCGAGACACGAGAGAGAGAGACTGATTTCTTAAAAAGGAATTGTTTTTTGTTTGCAGGAGCTGTGACAAAGGAAACTTCGTCAATTTTCGCTTCTTGTAATTGAAATATCTTTCTCATGTTGTGTTCTCTGTACTTTCCAGGGCTCAAAAAAAAAGCCCGGAAAGCTCACTCATCTCTCGATTACTTTCCGAGCTCCACTTTCACAACTTGAGAAAACTCAATTGAACAAGCGGACTGAAATTCAATCTATATAATTATAAAATAGCTATAAAAGTTATGATGTCAAGGTTTTTTTGCTCCTCTAAGCGATTTTAAGCAATGTTTTTTACAGATCAATACAAAGTATCAGACTAATATAGAGATTTACAGCTCTGACTGTGAAGCTGTCTCTATTTATGTATTAAAAACTAATTTCTGACTGTATTTTCGGCTATTTATCTATTTTTTCCTCCTCCCTGACCTTTTCCTGCTCCTCGGCCTGGGCCGCTATCAGGGCATGGAAGCGTTCTTGCATTCCTTCTTCCTCCTCCGCTCACTCCTCGACCTTTGCCTCTTCCAGTTTTTTGACCAAAAGCTGATGTTCTTTTTTCCATAATAAACTCCTTATTTTTTATTATTACCATTTCTATAAGTGTGCATTGCGTCTGTTCCGGTTAATCCGAGAATCAATATTCCTGCAATCCATCCGGAAATATCCATAAAAGTTTGACATAAACTGATATCCAAAGAAAGAGGAGATCTCAGGAAAACAATAGCACAATTCAGAATCGCCCAACAGGAAGCAGTTTTGACTCTCCTTCCCCATCGTTTTTTGCTTAATGCCTTTGAGTTTTGTTTCATTTTATCTTTCTTCTTGGAGTCCTTTTTGCCATTCCAGCCATTGAGTATCCAGTGATTTTTCCACTTTTTATGTCATTCCAAAGCTTGTTGTCATTAATCCGGGTATAGAGCAGCCATGTTCCTTTCTTAATTTTAACTCCCCCGATTGTCAGATCCTGTGGAGCAATATAGTTTTCAAGGATAGAAACACGCTTTTTAAGTGCAATTCCTCTATGCTGGATCTTGAATTTTGTTGAATGTTCCATGAAGTAATATGCAGCTTTTTTAATATCCTCCTCTGTCATAAAGTCTCCTTGAGCGTCTTTTTCCATCGGTTCATAAACAATCCCTGCAACAATTTTTTCATCCTTTTTGACTCCTTTGATGATCTGGATATGTTTCTTCGGAATCCTCTCCTCAAGAGACTTCTTTGTTGATTTTTTTGCTGCTTCAAAACGTATTCCTTTGTGATCTGTGCAATGTTTCCTTGCTTCAGATTCATTCCAGTTTTTCACAGGATATCTATATCCTTGCTCTGTTGAGACGTCTTTTCCTTCCTTTCTCATCCAGCCGAATATGATTTGATAAGCCTTCCCATTAGAAGCTTTTCTTGATCCCCTGGTGAATCGAGAGAACTTCCCGGGATCTTCTTTCCTACAAGCATGTTCATTTGGATAAGGTTTTTGAATCCTCTCACTCTCCCTGCTTGAAAAAATCTCTGTTTTTATGACCTTATATTTGCTGTCCAAGATCTGACTCTTTGCCTTTGCTCCATGGCGTTCACAGACAGGAAGAGATTCCTTTTTCTGCTTGTAATAATAGATTGTAAAAACATCCCGGTCACAGAAAACACAGCTCAGATCCTTTGAAACTTCCTCCTTTTTTTCTTCCTTTTTGATGGATTTTTTCTTCATTGCAAGCATGGATTTGTCAGAGATCTCTTCAAATGTCCAGCCTTTAGAGAACTTTTCCTTGAAATCTTTGATCTGTAAGATCCTGAGCTTTCTATTTGGATAAGGAATAATGTTCAAAGAGAAAAGAATCACTGCTGTTGTTTTAGCAATCCTTGAAATTTCAGAAATGAGCTGCTCTGTGTTTTTTGTATATTCGATTGCATAGAATGCAACAACATTGTCATAACTTCCATCAGCAAAAGGGATCTCTTTCTCCAGGTCCTGCTGTATGACTTCTAATCCTCGATCCCTCATCATATTGATAGCAACATTTGATGGGTCACATGCAAAAACTTTCCTTTCAGAATTTTTGAGCATCTGAGCGAAGATCCCTGATCCTGCGTTTACAACAAGAGATGATCCTTCTGTGAGTTTCTCGATCACTTTCCCATATTCTTGGACTTGTGGCTCTGTGAGATAATTAAACGTCTCAAAATATTGATATTCGGCAGCATATGCCTTCGTCTCTGCAATAGTCCTCTTCTGGATCTCTGTGATATTCTCAATATCAACAATTTTGTCTCCTGCATCCTGGATCTCCGCAGATGCTTTCTCAACATGATGATCACAGACGGGAATAAAAAGAGAGCTCTCTCCATAAATAACTCCTTGGGTTGCATCTCTGCGGCAGAAAGCACATAACCCAATTTGTTTTCTGATCTTCTTTTCTGTTGTTGTTTTAGGACGGAGGATCAAATCATAGAGAGGAATATAACTCTCCGCAGCTCCTTCCTCTGCTGAATATAGGAATGAAATCTTTTTGTCTTT